ATCAGGTTTTTCAGATACTCTTATGTTAGTTAATGAAATGAATCGTTGCCATTTCCTAGATAAGGATATGCAATTTCACTTTTTAATAAATAGTGTTAGGTCAAGAAAAAGGTTTAGTCCTTTTTTAAGAGCGAGTAAGTTAAAAAACATTGGTGTTATTAAAGAGTATTATGGATATAATAATGAAAAGGCGAAAGTCGCTCTTGATATACTCACCAAGGATGAATTGAAAACACTAAAAGAGAAATTATATAAAGGTGGGACAAAATGAATGAATTAAATACTGATTGGCATCCCGAGAAAATGCTCGAAGTCCAATTGAAAGAACCTGATGATTTTCTGAAGGTTCGTGAAACACTAACACGAATTGGCGTAGCGTCAAGAAAAGATAAAAAGTTATTCCAATCGTGCCATATACTACATAAACAAGGACGATATTTCATAGTACATTTTAAGGAGTTGTTTGCTTTAGATGGTAAGAAAGCAAATCTTTCTGATAATGATTTGGAAAGAAGAAATACAATTGCTCAATTATTAAGTGATTGGGGATTGATTGCAATACTGAATACAGCAGTTGCAGAAAAGAAAGCACCTCTTTCACAAATAAAAGTTTTAGCATTTAAAGAAAAAGGTGAATGGGATTTGCAAGCGAAATATAATATAGGCAAGAAAGCAGAACCTGAACCTGTAACAGAAGAAACCACAGAAGAATCAACAGATGGAAGCACAGAAGTTTAGAGAATTTATTACCGAGCAAAAGGATGAGTCATATAATAAGTTAGTATTATTAACTCATTCTGGTGCAAGTGTTAGGGACACTAAAGATGATCCAGATACCAGATTTGAGCTTTTAGATGCTGCTGAAAAATTAGGACTTAAAGTTTTTAGAGCAGATTTTGTAGGAGCATATACCAAAAAGGTAAATGGTAAAAGGTTGTTGTGGTCTTTTCCTTTTGATAAAGATAATAGAGTAGTATTACCAGATTCACAAGAAGATAAAATAGAATATCAAAAACCTTTTGAGTGTAATCCTGAAGATACTATTATTATGCCAAGAGGTTTAGGAACTTTAGGGTTTACTAGTAGTCGTGCTTGGTATGATATGATGAAACAATTTGAATATGATGGTTTTAATGTTATAAATCCATTAGATTGTTATGATATATGTACCAGTAAATATTTAAGTTATATTGCTTTTACAAATAATGAAATTGAAACACCTAGAACAGTTCCCATAGCTCATTCCGAAGATACAGAAAGAGCATTTAAGGAACTCAAAACAGATTTTCCAGTTATATTAAAATCTTCTACTGGAACACAAACAGGAGTAGGAGTTGTTGTAGTAGAAAGTTTACGCTCATTAAATGCAATAGTACAAATGATACTTCTTTATAATAGATATTTGCCTATCATTATACAAGAATATATAAAAACAGATTATGATATTAGAGTTGTTGTATGTAAAGGAGAAGTAATTGGAGCTATTAAACGAAAAGTTATTGTAGGAGATGTTCGGAGTAATGTTTCATTAGGAGCCACCGCAGAAGAATTTGAATTAACAGAACTTGAAGCTTCAGAAGCAATAAGAATTGCAGAAGTAACTAAATGTATACTTGCTGGTGTGGATTTAATTCCGTCAAAAAATAGAGAAAAAATAAAACCTTATTGTATTGAAGTAAATTCAAATTTAGGATTCGGCGGTGTTGAATCAGTTTTAAAAGGAAGTCCGACTAAAAAAATATTACAAAAACTTATACAATAAGCAATAATTTGCTTTACAAATTAACTAAAATTTGTTATAATATATTATGAAAGGAGTTATATTATGGTTCAAAATTTATCAGATAATCCATTATTTAAAGCATTAGATAAGCAGTATGACGCTGAAATTGCAGCGGCATATGCTACGGCATTAATTTATTTTGATAATCCTGTAGGTATTGGAGAACATCCACAACACCTATCTGAATTGGATAAATTAATCAGTACAATATCAAGTGCCGAAGGAAAAAAGAAAACATTACATACACATTTTAAAAATAAACAAGTTTAAAATTATTATTATATTATGAAATTCTATACGAGTGTCTTACCGTATCGTGGTAAATTATTAGTGCGAGGTATCAATGAGAATGGTGAGCGTAAAAAGTTCAGATTACCATATAAACCTTCCTTATTTGTTCCAGTTCAAAAAGAAACAAAATATAAAACATTAGATGGTCGTAATGTAGAAAAGATTACATTTGAAAATCAATTTGAAGCAAGAAAATGGATTGAAGAATATAAAGATGTAGCTAATTTTGAATATTTTGGTAATACCCGATATCAATATCCATTTATTGCAGATACTTTTCCTGATAAAATTAATTGGGATATGAATCACATTAGATTGATGACTATAGATATAGAGTGTGCAAGTGAGCATGGTTTTCCTGATCCTGCAACAGCGTCAGAACCTATCCTGTGTATTACAGTTAAAAATCATACAACAAAAAAGATAGTTGTTTTTGGTACAGATAATTTTGTATCTGACCGAGAAGATGTAACCTATTATAGGTGTTCTACTGAAAGACAATTAATAGAAAAATTTACACAATTTTGGAAAGAATTTAATCCTGATATTATTACAGGATGGAATGTTAAGTTTTTTGATATACCATATTTAATGAATCGTTTTATTAATTTAATGGGTGAAGAATATATTTTACAATTTAGTCCTTGGGGTGTATGTAATAGAAATAATGTTAGGGTAGCAGGTAAAGGATATAGTAAAGAGCAAAAGTATTGGGATATACTTGGTGTTTCTATTTTAGATTATTTTGATTTATATAGAAAGCATACTTTTGTCAGACAAGAAAGTTATAAGTTAGATTATATAGCTCAGCAAGAATTGGGTGAAAGCAAAACTGAAAATCCATATGATACTTTCAAAGAATTTTATTCTAATGATTATCAATTGTTTGTGGAATATAATATTCAAGATGTGGAGTTAGTTGATAAGTTAGAAGATAAAATGAAACTTATTGAGTTGCATTTAACAATGGCTTATGAAGCAAAAGTAAATTATCAGGATGTATTTGGACAAGTCCGTATGTGGGATAGTATTATCTTTAATCATTTAAAGAAAAAGAATATTGTTATACCTGCGATTAAAGAATCTACCAAGAGTGAAACTTATGAGGGTGCTTATGTGAAGGATCCTATTATAGGATTCCATGATTGGATTTGTAGTTTTGATTTAAACAGTTTGTATCCACATTTAATAATGCAATATAATATTTCACCAGAAACAATGGTCGGGCACGAACCTAATATGGTTAATGTAGAAGATATGCTCTATCAAAAATGTGATTTATCAAAATTAGATACAAAAACTATAACACCAAACGGTGCTCAATTTAGGAATGATAAACAAGGATTTCTTCCTGAATTAATGGAAACATTATATAAAGAACGAGTGATATATCAGAAGAAATTAAAAAAGGCAAAAGCATTACATCAAGAAACAGGTGATAAGAGAATATTAAAAGAGATTTCTACTAATTATAATATACAAATGGCAAGAAAGATTGCTTTGAATAGTGCTTATGGTGCAATTGGTAATCAGTATTTTAGATATTATGATGTAAGACAAGCAGAAGGTATTACAAAGGCGGGACAATTAACTATTCGATGGATTGAAAATGATGTAAATGATTTTTTGAATAAGACTTTACACACAAAAGATATTAGTTATGTAGTTGCATCCGATACTGATTCAATCTATATTCGATTGGGAGAATTTGTTAATAAAGTATTTAAAGATAAATCTGATAACAAAAAGATTGTTAAAGTGTTAGATAAATTTTGTGAAGAAAAGTTACAGCCATTTATTGATTCAAGTTTTCAAAATCTTGCTGATTATGTTAATGCATTTCAGCAAAAAATGATTATGAAAAGAGAAGTAATTGCTAACAAGGGTATATGGACTGCTAAAAAAAGATATATTTTAAATGTTTTGAATGATGAAGGCTTAACTTTAAAAGAGCCGAAGTTAAAAATTATGGGTATTGAAGCAATTAAAAGTTCGACACCAGCACCATGCCGTGCAAAGATTAAAGAAGCATTAAAAGTTATTATGTCCAAAGATGAACAATCTTTAATTGAATTTATAGATGAGTTCAGAAAACATTTTAATAAATTATCTCCTGAAGAAATAGCATATCCTCGTTCCGTTAATGGAGTTATTAAGTATGCTGATACTACAAACATTTATCAGAAGTCCACTCCAATACATACGAAAGGAAGTTTATTGTATAATCATTATTTAAAAACGAATAAGTTAACCCACAAGTATGAAAGAATTAATGAAGGCGATAAGATTAAATTTGTTCAATTAAAAGAACCTAATCCAATACGAGATAAAGTTATTGCTTTTCCAGTAAAACTTCCAAAAGAATTTAATCTCCATAAGTATGTTGATTATGATAGTCAGTTTAATAAATCATTTTTAGAACCTCTACGATTCATTGTCAAAGCAATCGGATGGAATTTTGAGAAACAAGCAACATTAGATATGTTTTTTTAGATATGACAGAAAACTACGATAAAACACTATATAATCATCTTATATCCGTCGCTACAGACGGTAAACTACCTTTATTAGACAATAAGTCATTTGAATTACTGAACGCAACCTATGGTAAAGAACAGATGAAATGGACTCTTGCTGAGTATATTGCAAGAGAAAAACCTGTATTTCCATTAACTGAAATAAGTTATAATGTAATGAGAGATAATTTTTATAACTTACAAAAGTTTGATACTTCTGCTATTTGTATTCCAAAAGAACAAGTTGAGAAAGAAGTATATGAGAAATATGATGATTACAAATATCCATATTCCAAATATGGATTAGGGTTGATTAATGGCGCTAGTACCTTTAATAAGGTATCAAATTATTTTCATCAAGATTTAAGATTAGAATGTGGTAGTTATGGATTCAGAGCACCGAAGGAGGTATGGGAGAACGGTTCTGCAAAGGATATTTGGAAATGTTTAGGACCTATATGGAGAGGAATTAATGATGTTCATTCAGTTAAAGTAAAAGAATTTGATGGTACTGAAACTGAAAAATTATTAGGCGGTTCGTTAACCGCTAGTTGTATAATAGAAGCATTTAGATTACAAACATATATCGCAACACAATTCAAACCAGTTGTAGCAAAAACAGTTTATGATATAACAAATGCCAAAACAGTTTTGGATACAAGTTGCGGCTGGGGTGATAGACTTGCTGGTTTCTTTGCTTCGACTGCGGATGAATATTTTGGTTGTGATCCGAATCCGAATACTTATCAGCGGTATACTGAACAGATATCTGTGTATAATAAACTTCTAACAAAACCTAAAAAGGTGACCATATGGAGATGTGGCGCTGAGGATTTACCATATCATAAACTTCCAGAAATAGATTGTGCATTTACTTCTCCTCCTTATTTTGCAACCGAAGAATATAATAAGGGCGGCGAGCACGAGGAAGACCAATCTTGGCACAAGTTTAATGAGTATGAAAAGTGGAGAGATAATTTTTATTTACCAGTTGCTGAAAAGACTATGAATAGTTTGAGTAATGGTGGCTGGATGCTAGTGAATATTATGGATCCAAAAGTTAGGGGTAAAAGATATTATTCGAGTGATGAATTGGTAGATAAGTTTAAAGATTCGTTTATGGGTCAGATTGGAATGAGAATTATGCAACGGCCACAAGGAAGAAAACAATATAAGACCAAAGAGGAGTTAAATGCTTTTATGGCAAAATACTTTATAGAAAATGTATGGGTGTTTAGAGGAGTTGATTGTGGTACGGAAGAGTTCAGACACGATTTTGACTTATTTAGAAATTCAAGAAAGGCAAATTTAGATAGTTTTATGTAATATAAATAGTTATTGTTAAATATTTTTATTGACAGGAGGTGGAAAATTTAGTATAATGATAACTATAGAAAAGCGACATAGTAGAGAACGATATAAGGATGCTAATGATGATTGGGCATGGACTGAAACATATTCTGATGGAATGGAAGGTGGTGCCCAAAGAGAAAAGGATTATGCAGACTATATGAAAACAAAAGACGATGGAGTATACGAATATAAAATAACAGTAGAATAATGACAAACTTTTTGAAAGATATAATTAAAGAAACTGGAAATGAATATGCAAGCCTAGTTTCGGAAGGTGTAGAAGCAGGAGATGTTGATTCGTTTATTGATACAGGTTCCTATGTGTTTAATGCATTATTAGGAGGCAGTATCTATAATGGAATCCCTGCAAATAAGATTACGGCATTAGCAGGTGAAAGTGCAACAGGTAAAACTTTCTTTGTATTGGGAATATGCAAACACTTTTTGGATAAAAATCCAGAGGGTGGTGTGATATTCTTTGAAAGCGAATCTGCTGTGACCAAAGAATTAATTGAAGATAGAAAGATTGATTCTAAAAGAATGGTGATTATGCCTGTCACCACAGTTCAAGAATTTAGGCACCAAGCAATAACAGTTTTAGACAAATACAATTCACAGGATCCTTCTGATAGAAAACCATTACTGTTGTTATTAGATAGTTTAGGTATGTTATCGACCACAAAAGAAATGGAAGATACAGCAGAAGGAAAAGAAACAAGAGATATGACAAGGGCACAAATAGTAAAAGCTGCCTTTAGAGTTTTAACATTGAAATTAGGAAAAGCAAAAGTTCCCCTTATAATAACTAACCACACTTATGATGTTGTCGGTAGTATGTTCCCTAGAAAAGAAATGGGCGGTGGTTCTGGTCTCAAATATGCGGCTAGTTCCATTGTCTATTTGTCCAGACGAAAAGAAAAGGACGGAACAGAAATCATTGGCAACATTATCCATTGCAAGAATTACAAATCCAGATTAACAAGAGAAAATGCATTGGTGGATGTTCGTTTAACTTATGATAAAGGTTTAGATAGATACTATGGTCTATTAGATTTAGCTTTAAAGTATAATATATTTAAACAAGTATCTACTAGAATAGAATTGCCCGATGGTTCAAAAGCATTTGGCAAGACAATTAATAATGACCCAATGAAATATTTTACAAAAGATATTTTAAAAAAGATAGATGAGGTCGCTTGTAAAAAAGAATTTAAATACGGAGATGTAATTGAAATACCCCAAGAAACACAAGACGACCAATCCTAAGCACCGAGAAGATTTTGTCTATGTCGAAAAGCCAGGAGAGGATTTTACAGCACTTAAATTGATGAGTG